AACAAAGATAAGATTAAACAAACCAAATATGTAAACCGCTTGAGGAATCCAAGATAAATAATCGTAATATTCAAAATTTTCTAAAAAATGTAAGTTGTTTGCTGATATTTGAACAAATCCGCCTACAAAGTACAGTAGAATGCTGATGATTGCCAAATACCCGAAAAGATGTGTGAGAAAAAGGCGTCGTGTTACAGGTATTCCATTCAATTTTGGCGCATTTAACATTTCCTCATCAATTTCTGCGCGACTAAATGTTGCAACTGCGGCAAGAGACGCAATATAGAAACCTGATAGCATTTGTAATATGCCATTCACAATACTGATAACGCTTTTTTCTCCGGTAAAGAGAAGCGGGCTAGGGAGTAGATGATTTACTCCTAGAAAGCAAATTGTCGCTATTAAAGGCAAAATAAGATCAAAAAATGTTTTTTCTTTATGCTTAATCTTTAAATAGCGCAATGGTGTACACAGTTTGCTTAAAATAAATGACATTTTAGCTACTTGTTTATGAGACAAGTTCCCCTTTTAATATTCGTAACATTGCATTTTTTAAATCTTGATGGATTTCATTCTGACACGATTGAATTGAGTTGCCAAGCGGGATTTTGTGCTTTTTAGCGAACGTCGCCTGTGAAATATCGGCGATTGTTTCATCATAATTATCTAAAGAATCTGGAATGTCATAAGTTGAAGTTGTTTTGCGGCTATCTTCTGAACGGGTGATTTTTAATCGGGAATAGCCTTTCTCTTTCGCAATATCAGCCACTTTAGCAATAACATCAAGAGCTTTTCCACCCAGTTTTTTAGATGTTTTAACCACCATTTTTTCTTCTTCAAAGATTTCAACGCCATTCACGTCTAACCCTTTATATCGACTTGAACGAGTTGCAGTAATGCCACATAAATATCCCTTTTTGAATGAATCTTTAAAATTCTGAGAAGCGTAAAAATCCAATTTAAATAATGGGCGACAAGATATACTTTCATTGCTCCCCTTACGAACAAAACTAAAATTAAGATTTTTGCTAAAATGCGCCAGAATGTCGGAAATCATGCCCCTTGTTAACCCTGGGACTTCTTCTAGAATGGCAAGGTATTTATTGGGAAATAATTTGTCTTGAACTTGGGTGTCAATTAAAAGATGTGCTGTCACTGCGACACCCTCACCTTGCTCCTTTTTGACTGTTCTGCTTTTTCCTGTTTTTAAGTTTGAAAATGCTGGATCAGATGCTCGACCATTCGAGCTTTGGAACAAAACAATTAAATAGCGGTCTTCAATGAGTTCCGTTCCCACAATGCTAAAAGACGTTGTTTGGTTATTTCTTAAGTAAACATCGGTTGCTTTTATATTTTGAAATGGACTAACTAAATCGTCCATAGTGATAATATTTCCTGCATCTTCCGGATAGGGGTTAATTGCAAATTCGCACTCAATTAAATATCGTTCATATTCGTTTAAAATGATACTCATAATTACATCCTTAGGCTGGTTTAAGGTTAAAGATCAACAATATCCAGTGTTAGTTTCTTGATCAGTTTTCCGACAAAATGAATTTGTTCTACTTGGTCTTTTTCTAGGATTTCAGGATCGTAACTTGGATTGTCTGAAATCACTTTCAATCTGTAGCCGCTTAGATACTGCAATCGCTTGATTCTTGCTTTCCCCTCATATACAAACGCATAGATGCCGTCATCTTTGAACTCATTAATTGTCCGATCAATCGCTACAATATCGCCATGTTTTAGACTCATTTCGGCATTGGTTGGGTTGTACATGCTGTTTCCGTCGATAATCGCAATCGATAAATTATTAGCTGTTCTACGTTGAAAAATCTCCATGAACTTATCGCGCGAAAACTCAATAGAGCGGATTGTGTCCGGGTAATCAAGGTTGATGACACCATCACCGGCGGCAAGGTGGTTATCAAGCAAGGTGAGCTTGATTGAATCTGTTGCTGTCGGTTCCGAAAACTCTTTTGCCTTTGTTACCAGTGTAGTGAAGTCCTCGGAAATATCAGGATCTATATCAGATGGTTCAACATCAAGAATCGAAGCAAATTTAATGATCGTTTCTTTGCTTATAGGCTGCTTACTATTTGGGTTCATATAGTGGCTTACACCACCCTGTGTCTTAATATCTAACAGATTAGCGATTTTAGCTTGAGTTAATCCCAAATCTTTTTTCTTTGTTTCATAAATGCTTTTTAGGCGAGTTTTAATCTCGAAAAGTCTTTGTTCCACTTCGCTCATTGTATCCCTCATTGCGAACATTTCCCGAATTATATTAGCCCCGCTAATAAGATCAAGAATAGTAAAAATATTAAAACTATTGAATAAAAGAAATAGTTTTGCTAATATTCCTGTATTCAGGAGGCTATATGAAATTAACCGAATATTTAGCTGAGAAAAAACTTACTCAAGAACAGTTTGCTCAGCTTGTACAAAAAACGCAGGGCTTTGTTAGCCATTATTTGACGGGTCGTTGTGAGTTAAGCGCGAAAACAACACTAGCTTGGTCTGCCGTAACTAATTATTTGGTTACACCGCACGAATTAAGCCCGCACTTATACCCAAACCCGGATGATGGATTACCAAAACACCTTAGAGCGTAATTTACCAACCTTTACCCAAAAGAAAATCATAAAAACAAGGCAAAAATTATGGCAATGAAACAAACCATTATCGGAATGATTGAGAACATACCGGGCGGCAAAAGTGCGGTAGCCGGATTTCTCGGATTTTCGGAGGCGGAATTAAACAATCGTCTTTATCAGACGAAAGGGCAACGCTTCAAAAATGAGGAACTGATCGCACTGCAGCTTGAGTATGGATGCACTGATTTTATCGAGGAGCTTTGCCGAAGTGCTGGCGGACATTTTGTACCGGCACCAGTCGCAGGTGAATTGGACTCAGTAGAAATCTCAACTCTGCAACTGCATGAGTTATCAGCGCGCGGATTGTTGTTTGAGGTGTTAGAAAAAGCGCTGGCAGATGGCGAAATCACAAGCGATGAAGAAGACACGATCCGCAAATTATTAAACAAGCATTTAGCAGCGACACAACACTCAATCGAGTGCGTGATCTCGCTAAATAAACGGCAATAAAAAACCACGGCGGCAACCGTGGCTAATTAATAAAACTTGAAACGAGGTAATTATGGCAAATCTAATTGAGATTAGCAACAGTAAAATCAACAATTCCGAAGTTAAAACGGTAAATGCAAGAGAATTACATTCATTTTTGGAAGTTTCTACAAGATTCTCAGACTGGATTCAAAGACGAATCTCAGAATATGAATTCGTTGAAAATCAAGACTTTGTAGTTTTACTCAAAAATGAGAAAAACCCTATCGGCGGTCGCCCTCAGAAAGAAATTCACATTTCCATTGATATGGCAAAAGAATTATCAATGGTCGAGCGAAACGAAAAAGGGAAGCAAGCCAGACAATATTTTATTGAGATGGAAAAAGTGGCGAAATCTACTGATCCTATGATGCTATTAAACGACCCAGTTTACTTGCGCGGCGCGCTTGCAACATATTCTGAAAGGGTGATCGAACTCACCCCAAAAGCGGAAGCATTTGACCGTCTAGCAACCGCAACCGAAGGCGCAATGAATCTCACTAACGCCGCAAAACACCTACAAATGCAACCAAGAGCATTTACCCAATTTTTATTTGCTCACGGTTGGATTTATAAGCGCACTGTTGGCTCTGCTTGGATTGCTTATCAAGACAAATTGCAACGCGGTTATTTAGAGCATAAAGCGCACCCTGTCACACAACCTGACGGGACGGAAAAAATCTACCCTCAAGTATTAGTAACTGCAAAGGGTTTAGCCAAACTATCAACAATGCTTAATAAGGCGGTGGCGTGATGAGTAACGATCGTTTTATCCCAAATTCTTTCATCATCCCTAATTCTGTAATCGACGAGCTATTAGCGAAACTTACTGGAGCAGAGCTTAAATGTTACCTTTTTGTTGTTCGTAAGACAAAGGGGTGGAATAAGGATGAGGACGCAATTTCTGTTGCTCAGTTTGTGAAAGTGACAGGGCTAAGTAATCGCAAAGTTATTGACGCTTGCGAAAGACTTGTTGAGCTTGGTCTTCTTGAGCAAAAAACAGGTGCAAATAAAGTTAAAGTTTTTTCTGTTAAGGATTACAAAATTAGCGGTAGTGAAGAAAGTTCACTAGTGAAGAAAGTTCATAGCGGTAGTGAAGAAAGTTCACAACAGGTAGTGAAGAAAGTTCACACACAAAATAACAATATAAATAACACTACTAAAAATAACAAAAACCCCCTACCCCCTAAAGCGAAAAAATTCGTTGCTGAAAATTTTGAATTGCCTGAATGGGTAAATCTTGAAGATTGGATCGGATTTTGTGAAATGCGTAAGAGTATTAAAAAACCTCTTTCCGAAAAAGCCTGCAAAATCGCATTGGGGAAACTTGAAGATCTTAAATCGCAGGGTGAAAACGTTTCTGAAGTTTTAAAACAATCAACGTTCAACAACTGGCAAGGGTTATTCCGCGTACACGATTCCAACGGCGAAAAATCATCATTGACGGATAACATTGATTTCCAAGCGGTTATTGACGCATTCAACGATGAATTCGAAGGGCGTTATGCCGAGGTTGAGCTTAACGACACAACACGGAAAATCATCCTGAATCTTGCGCCGTTGCTTAAAAATCAAACTGTGGAAGGGTTTACCGCCTACTTCGAAACTTACAACGAAATTGCGGGCGAGTATTACGACCGATTCGGTTTTAGCTTTGTGATGAAGCCTGAAACATTACAAAAAGTACGCGAGGGGGCGCTGTGATGGAAAATTTAAAAATCGTCCCATACAACTTGAGCGCAGAACAAAGCGTACTTGGAGCCTTGATGTTTGGCAGTCTCACGAAAGACGCATTGGCAGTATTGGATTTTTTAAAGCCTGAAAGTTTTTACCGATTTGAACATCAGCTCATTTACACCGAAATTCAAGCCTTGGCAAAAACCAATCAACCAATCGACCTAATGACCGTTGAGGCTAAATTAAATACAAAAGGCGTGACCGAACAAGTTGGTGGATTCGCTTACTTGGCAGAGTTAGCCAACAACACACCAAGTGTTGCAAATATCCGCGCTTATGCCGAAATCGTGCGGGAAGACGCAATCAAGCGCTTTACGCTTGGTAAATTACAGGATTGTGAAGCCCTGATTTTGGGTAAAAGCGATATGAGTGCTGCCGACCGGATTGAATCAATCAGTCGCTTAATGTCGGAAATCTCCGACTACAGCCGAACCGGTAAATCTAAAGGCTTACGCGCTGGGCGTGATGTTGGTTTAGATTGGTTAGATAAATACCAATTACGCCTTGAGCAACCGGAAAACGTGCGTGGAATTTTAACCGGCATTAAAGCGCTTGATGAAGTGATCGGATTGAAAGGTTTGGTTAAGCAATCCCTTGTTGCGGTAGGTGCTCGCCCTAAATGCGGTAAAACGGCATTTTACTCCTTGATGGCGGAAAACTGCATTTTGAACGAGAAAAAGCCCGTGTTGCTGTTTAGTTTGGAAATGTCAGCCGATCAGATTTTTGAGCGTATGTTGGTTAAGCGCGCAAACATCAACGCAAATGCACTTTACGACACCGGGTTAAATGACAATGAGTTTTATCTCAAATACCACCTACACAAAGACACTGTAATGGCGCGTGTAACGCAATCTGTTGGAGAGTTGGTAAATGATGACTTGTTGTATGTTGATGACACTCCGAATGTCTCTATGGCGCACATACGCAGCGAATGCCGCCGAATTAAACGTGAGCGAGAAGATATTGGATTTATTGGTATTGACTACTTGACGCTGATGAAAGCTGAAAAAGCCGAGCGGAACGACTTGGCTTACGGACAGGTAACCAAAGAGCTGAAAAATCTTGCTCGTGAAATGGATTGCGTAGTGTTGCTACTGACACAGTTAAATCGTGGTCTTGAAAGCAGAGCAGATAAACGACCAATGCCAAGTGATAGCCGCGACACCGGGCAAATTGAGCAGGAATGCGATTACTGGTTGGGACTTTATAAAGAATCAGTTTACAACGAAAACGCAGATCCTGCCCTATCTGAAATTATCGTGCGATTAAATCGCCATGGTGGAACCGGTAAAGCCTACTGCGATCAGAAATTTGGCGCAATGTTTGAGTGCGACCAACTAGACGCAGAAAGACGATCGCAAATCGGCAAAAAAGAAACAAAACAAGAAACAGCAAGATTTTCAAAAGGGAATAAGGGGTTTTAAGCATGACAGATCAACAATTTGACCGTAACACATGGCAATGCCCTAAATGCGGTGCACCTCTTGAGGATTGGTACATGGTCGGCGTGAATGATTTTATCGACAAGTGGAGCGAGGGTAGATTTAGATGTAACGGACACTTAATCCAACCATT